AGCTATTGAGGCTTTTCTGGTAGGCACCCATAAGAATGTAATGAACGGCAGACGCAGTGTAGACTACAAGCAAAGGGCGTTGTTTCAAGAGGAATTTGGAACAGTCCTGGCGGCATTAGACAAAGAAGATTTGATAGAGGCTTTTTCTAGCGGCAAGTTAGACCAAGCAATCAAGCGTGAGATTTTTGTGTATCGCGCTAAAAGCGATGTTGAAATTGACGGACGTATGGCTGCTGCCGGTAAGTTCGGCGCAAGTGGCATCCCAGAAGCAGCGGCTATTGCGAAGGTATTGGTGAAAGCGCAGTCGCGTATGTTGCGTAGAAAAAACAAAAACGGTGCGTTCATAGCAGAGTTAGAAAGCTGGATGGTACGCCAAGACCACGACTCAAGCTTGATGCGCAAAGCTGGGTTTGATGATTGGTACAGGACTTTAATAGATGAAGATTTATTAGATGTACCTAAAATGAAACAAAACATAGACGCTAAAACAGTTGACGCACTTATCGCCAAGTCAAGAAAAGACGGGGGGCCAGTTTTAAGTGCGGAAGCGGCTATGGACGTTGCTTTGCGTGATTCTTTGCGGAACAGCTATAACAACCTAGTAATGGGCAACCACATGAAGGTTGATGACATACAAGGGTTTACTGATGCTGACAAAATAACTGCATTTAAAGGGCCAGCAAACCTAGCCAAGTCTGCCAGTCAATCAAGAACTATACATTTCAAAGGCCCAGACCAAGCACACGCATACTCACAAAAGTTTAGCCGCATGTCTTTTTCTGAAGCGTTCATGTCCGGCTTGGAACACGATGCCCAGACTATCGGCCTGCTAGAAGCATTAGGCCCAAACCCAAAGGCGATGTTAGACCGTGTGGTTAGTGAGTACCAAGCAAAACAGACACCGACAGACAAAAAGCCCATCAACCGTAAACGTATCGAAAATCAAATGATGGAGATTGACGGTTCGATGCGCACACGCGGAGTCACAAACCCTATATTTGGCGGGGCTGACTTTGCTGACATAGCTGGTGGGTGGCGTATGTTGCAAAACATGATACGTCTGGGCGGCGCAACCATATCATCGTTTTCTGATGTTGCGACTAAGGCGGCGCTTATTAACTCCGCAACCGATAAGAATATGTTTCAGTCTTATGCAGTTGCACTTGGAGATGTGTTCGCTAACTTCAATACTAAAGACCAAAGACAGCTTGCGTTCCTGTTAAACGTAGGCGTTGAAAGCATGCAGCAAAACTTTCTTTCAAGGTTTGGCAGCAACGACAGCGGCCCTGGACAAATTGCTAAATTGCAGCAGATGTTCTTTAAATACAACGGGATGCAGTGGTGGAACAAAAAGCAAAAAGTAGGTGTTGCTAGAGTTATTGCGGCTGACTTGGCAAGCAAAAAGAACTTGTCTTTCAATCAGCTACCAGAAGAAACACAATCTCTTTTAAGCCGCTATGGAATACAAAGTGATGATTGGGGTTTGCTATCCCAGGCCGACATGAAAGCAGCAGACGGTGTTGACTACATGGTTGCGCAGGCTGTGGAGAACATCGAGCCAGCCCTGATAGACGTAACTATCCGCACCCGAACAGGCGTGTTGACAGTTGATGATGGTATGCGCAGCCAGTTTATAGATGAGTTGCGAGGCAAGCTAGGAACTCTTTACACAGATACAGCAGATATAGCCATACCTACTCCTGGCGCTAAAGAACGCGCAATGATGAACCAGGGAACAATGCGTGGCACTCCTATGGGTGAAGCCCTTAGAACTATCATGCAGTTAAAAGCGTTCCCAATTACTTATCTTAGTAAAGGTGTTAAAAGCCAATATCATATGAGTGGCAAAGTTGGCGTTGCAAAAATGATGATAGGCAGCACAGTTATGGGTTACTTATCTATGGCTACTAAAGACATTATGCGGGGCAGAGAACCAAGAGAAGTTTTTAGTGACGACTACACCAAAAGCAAAGACACGTTGATTGCAGCGTTTCTGCAAGGCGGCGGCGCAGGCATTTTTGGTGATTTTATATTTGGCGAGGCAAACCGCTATGGCAACACGTTTATAACTACACTTGCAGGCCCATCAGCGGGTACCATAGATGACTTGTACAAAATATATGCCAAGGTAATTAACGGTGATGACGCATCATCTAACGCAATGCGGTTGGCCTTGCAAAACACCCCGTTCATAAACTTGTTCTACACAAGGGCTGCTATGGAATATTTGTTTTTGTTCGGGATACAGGAGGCATCCAACCCTGGGTATTTGAGAAGAATGGAAAAACGCCTAAAAACCGAGAACGACCAAGAATATGTGTTCTCTCCGAGTGAGTATGCGGTTCAGTTCTAACAACCTTTCGTAAAAGCCCGAAATAAGGTATATATAGGCTAGGAGTAAAACATGACAGTCAGTAGCACCAACACCAGAAATAGCTATTCCGGCAACGGAAGCACAACCGTATTTGCGTACACGTTCAAGATTTTTGACGATGACGACATTGCGGTTATTCTGCGTGATGATGCAACGGCTGCTGAAAGCACACAGACAAAGACCACGCATTATACTGTATCAGGGGTAGGCGCTGCTGGTGGTGGTAACATCACGTTTGGCACACCCCCTGCCAGTGGCAAGACTGTGGTGCTAATTAGGGCAACTCCACTAACCCAGATTACAGACTATACACCTAACGACCCATTTCCAGCGGAATCACATGAAGATGCGCTGGATAAGCTGACATTTATTACCCAGGAACTACAAGAAGAAATAGGCCGTGCGGTTAAACTGTCTAAAACAAACGAGATTGCCACGGCTGAATTTACAGTCGGTGCAGCAGCCCGTGCAAACAAGGTTCTTGGCTTTGATGGCAGCGGTGACTTAACTGTTTTACAAGAGATTGGCATCTTTAGAGGCACAGATGCTACTGTAACGACTGTAGACTATGATGCCCGTGACTTGGTTAAGTCCACCACAGCAGGGCAGCTAAACAACGTATACATTGCGTTGCAGGATTCGCCTACTGGCACTGCACTTACAAATACTACTTATTGGGCATTGATTGTAGACGCTGTTTCGGCAGCGACATCAGCCACGGCAGCGGCGGCAAGCGCCTCGGCTGCGTCAACCTCAGAAACAAACTCGTCCAACTCTGAGTCTGCTGCGGCAACAAGCGCATCAGCATCGGCAACCAGTGCAACGGCATCAGCCGCTTCAGCCACGGCAGCAGCCCAGGCAGAGGCTAACACACTGGCTGCATATGATAACTTTGACGATAGGTATCTTGGGGCAAAGTCTTCAGACCCTACGCAGGATAATGATGGCGATGCCTTAGTCGCCGGAAGTTTGTATTTTAACACCACTGATGGCGCTATGAAGGTGTACACGGGCAGTGCCTGGGTAGTCGCTTACATCTCTGGTGGTTCAGTGTTGAGTTTGTCTGGCGGCACAATGACAGGCAACATTGCATATAGCGATGATGTAGCGGCTGTGTTTGGTGACGACAGTGACCTAACAATTGTGCATGATAGTGGCGGCAACAATAACATATTCAAAGCTGATGGTTATGCTTTCCGCAGCAAAGCCAACAGCAATCTAACAATGGAAATGTCACCAGGCGCAACCAAGTCAGTTACGTTATACCATCAAGGCAGTGAAAAGCTGGCTGTACGCGCAGGCGGTATTTTAGTTACTGGTGGGGTATCAGCAACATCAGTATCGGGCGATGGTTCTGGGCTGACGAACTTACCGGCAACAGGCGATGGCGGCATCGCAATGGCAATAGCGTTAGGATAGGACAATGGCAAACGCATTTTTATCAGAGACAGATACAGCGGTAGGCACAGGTGCCGCAACGATTTACACCTGTCCTAGTAGTACTGAAACAACAATCATTGGTTTGAGTATTGCCAACATCGTTACAACACAGATTACAGTTGATGTGCAGCTTGACGGTTCTAGCCGCACATCAGGCGGGGTAGACAGTGTTTATCTTGTTAAAAATGCACCGATTCCGGTTGGCGGTTCGCTTGTTGTAGTGGGCGGCGACCAGAAAGTTGTGATGGAACCAGGCGATGTATTGAAGGTAACATCAGACACAGCCTCATCTGCCGATGTGCATATGAGTCATTTAGATATTACATAAGGATTAGCCAATGGCATACCTTGGGTTATCACCGGCAGTACAAACCACAGCAATGGCCTACCAGGACTTGACTGGTGGTACTGGCACGTCTTTTACGCTAGACCATCCCGTAGGTAATGCTGCGGAGATAGAAGTTTTTGTAAACAATGTCCGTCAGGAACCTACCGTTGCCTATACTGTAAGCGGCACTAGCTTGTCGATGACAGGCAGCATTGTTGCTACTGATGACTTCTATGTAAACTTTCAAGGTAAAGCCCTTGTGACATCAACCGGCGGCGGCGGCGGCGGCACATTCAAAGGCGAGAACGGTGAGATTAACACAGGTGGTGGTGACATCTTCCGTGTGCATCAGCAACAGCTAGACACTAATACGACCATTGACGCAGACGAAAACGCATTGGCTGCTGGCCCGCTAACAGTAGCAACAGGGGTAACCCTGACGGTAACAACCGGCGGTAACTTGGTGATAGCATGAGTGAATTACGCACAGACACAATCACAGCCAGCGATGGCACCAGTCCGGTTACGCTGACGAAGCAGAGTGCGGCGAAGGCTTGGGTTAACTTCAACACTACCCCTAGTACCCCTGCGATAGAAGGTAGTTTTAATGTTTCTTCTTTAACAGATGGCGGAACTGAAGTTGCATTTAATCTTACTTCTGCAATGACTGATGCTTTTTACGCCCCAACAGGTAGTGCTAGTGGTGCTACTATAACAAACCCTTCTAATAGAAACTTGGCGATGGGTTGTGTTTCAACAACTCAAGTTGATACTGAACAATACACTACAGCTAATGCACAGACTACAGGCTACAATCACGGTAGCGTTTCGGGAGACCTAGCATGAGTGAGATAAAAGTAAATACTCTCACCGGCAAGACAACCGCTGGTAACATCACAGTGACAAGTGAAGGCGGTGCGGTGACTATGCAGTTGCAACAGGGGCTGGCGAAGTCGTGGTGTAAGTGGAAAATGGTAGGCACACAGACTGTTAATGACAGTTTCGGAATTACTTCTATTCAAGACAATGGAACTGGAAGAACTGAGTTGTCTGCTACGAACTCTATGTCAACCGCAGACTATGTTATTGTGGGTATGAGTAGAGATGGTGGTGGATATAATGACAATGCCAATTGTGCAATGTCTGAAACTTCTACTCCTACTGCCAGTAACTTTGAAATATTCTGCACTCACGGCGCAGCACCTAATGATGCGTCAAGCGCATTTGTTGTGACACTTGGAGACCTCGCATAATGGCTGGAAAAATTATAGCAGACCAAATCGAACACAGCACCGCAGGTTCTCTGGATACAAGTTATGTGGTTAATGGCAGTGCGAAGGCGTGGGTAAATTTTAATGGAACAGGAACTGTAGCTGTACGAGATAGTCTCTCAGTGAGTGGTGTAACAGATAACGGAACTGGTGATTACACAGTTACTGTAAGTTCAGCTTTCGGCAACGCCAACTATTGCTGCGGCAGCACTGCACAGCAAAGTGACACTAGCGGTGGCAGAGGTGATTTTTTTACAGGGCTTCACCAATCAGCCCAGACAACCACAACAAGGCGTGTATCAATTTGCGATTCTGGTGGAACTCCAAACGATGGCCTTATAGGCAATCTGCAAATCTGGGGAGACCTTGCCTGATGACCCAGACACCAGATTTCAAAGGCACCCACCTATTTGACAGACTATGCTGGGCAAAGGAAAACCTAGACGGTGTGCAGTCAGACTATCGTGTTGTCTATGAAGACAGCGTAGACGAGTGCGCCAAGATACTTGTGCCTGACCCAAATTGGCTGGCGTGTGCATTGCAGGGCGGTATCCTACCACCTGTGTGGGTGTATCACGAACTGGCAAAGGATGAAGCACAGCCTGACTTCAAGAAACATACTCGCGGCTATCTGTTGCATGAGACAGAGCCTGTTGAGGCTATGACTGAAGAAGAAGCTATTGAGTACCTAATTATGAAGGATTGTCCACAGTCTGTATGGCAGACCTGGGATGAGGGCAACCGCCCAAAGATGGTAATCTGTACTAAGCAACAGTTACCACAAACTCGCGAATGGAGAAACGCTTGGCGTATCTCTGATGACCTAACAGTAGCCGCATAGGAGAAACCAATGGCAGTTACAACTTACATCGTAGACAAGGACGGTAATCAGATTGACGCTTCAACTGCTACCGTTCCAAATAGCAGAGACTTTAGAGGTGCCTGGACACTTAGTGGTTCAGTTATTTCAGAGGATTTAGAAACAGCAAAGACAATCTTCCAGGACAAGGTTCGTGAGGTTCGTGGCCCACTGCTTGATGCTGAGGATGTTGTATATATGAAGGCACTAGAAGCTGACGATGCAACTGCTAAGGCAGCATCAGTAACAAAGAAAGCTGCGCTGCGCGATGCACCGGCAGA